TCCGGAAACGATCTTGTCTATGTGGCCGTGTTCTACTACAAAAAGAAGGTCAAGGATAAAGTAGTAACCATGACAGACCCGCTCGGCCAGCCGCTAATGCTGCGTTCAAGTGATCTTGTCGATGTTACGGATGAGCTGATTGATGAAGGTTATGTAGTTGAGTCTGAGCGCGATATCGAACGCTGGGAAGTGCGCAAGTACATTGCATCCGGCGCGGCTATCCTGAATGGCGAGATGGGCGACGACGGCGAACGTCAAGGCGAAGTCATTGCCGGCGAAAATATCCCTGTCGTGCCTACCTACGGCGAGCGCGCATTTGTTGAGGGCCAAGAAGTCTATGAGGGGATAACCCGCCTAGCCAAAGACCCGCAGCGCTTGCGTAACTTCCAGATGTCATACCTTGCTGACATCGTTAGCCGTAGCCCGCGCCCTAAGCCGATATTCACTGCCGAGCAGATTCAAGGCTTCGAGTTCATGTATGAGGAAAACGGCGCAGACTCGAACTATCCGTACCTGCTCCAGAACCGTACAGGCGCAGACGGGCAGGCGCTTCCGATTGGCCCTGTTGCAGTAATGCCAGAGCAGACTATCCCGCAGGCGTTGATGGCCTCGATTGAGCTATCACGCCAAGCTGTCGAGGACGTTGCCAATCCAGGGCTGCCGCAAGATATTGCCGACCCCGATCTATCGGGAAAGGCTGTTAACGCGCTGACCAACCGGCTAGACCAGCAGTCAATCGTCTATCAGCAGAACTTGAAGCACGCCAAGCGACGGGACGCTGAGATTTACGCGAGCATGGCCGTAGAGGTTTACGATGCGCCGCGTGAAGTCACGCTAACGCTGCCGGACGGCACGACGAAGAAAGCCAGCGTCATGCAGGCAATCCAAGACAAGCAAACCGGCGAACTGGTAACGCTTAACGACCTGACAAACACCGAATACGATGTTTATGCAGATATCGGGCCAAGTTACGCAAGCAAGAAAGAGCAGACCATTGAACAGTTAGGCGCAATGGCTGAGTCGATGGCCATGATTGATCCAACCATGACCAAGATGCTCGTGCTCAAGCAGCTATCTATGGTTGACGGCGTGGCGATGGATGACATTCGTAAGTACGCGCGCAAGCAGTTGATTATGGCCGGCGGCGCAGAGCCAGAAACCGACGAAGAAAAGGCAATGGTCGAGCAGATGCAGAACCAGCCAGCGCAGCCGGACGCTAACATGCTGCTAGCTCAAGCTGAGATGGAAAAGGCCAAGGCCGCACAGATGAATGCTCAGCGTGAGGCCCTGAAGGATCAGGCTAATGCGCAGAACGCAGCCGATAAGCTGGTTATCGACCAGTACAAGGCGCAGACGGATCGTGCATCGGTAGAGGTAGACGCGGCCCGCGTAGGGGCCGATATCGAATATACCAAGGTCAAGATGACCGGGCAGCAGATGGACAACGCGCAGAAGCTAGGCGCGGCGTTTAGGTCTAGCGTTTCGCAGATGTAACTAAGCCGCCTTCGGGCGGTTTTTCTTTGCTGTTTGACGTTACGTTATAAAGTAACGATAATGTTGGCAACTGAGGCGAACAGGCTAAACGCGAGCTTACCTGCGGGCAATCACAGGGCAATCGTTACCAAGCGAGTAATACATGGCAGATTTGGCGCAGTTAAAGGCAGAAAACGCAGCACGCGAGGCAGAGCTGGCAGCATCTCCGCAAGATGATGTCGAGGAGCTAGACGATGCCGTGACCGATGAGCAAGACGCGACAGGTCAAGATGCGGATCAAGACCAAGACGCAGAAGGCGCAAAGGCAGACGCCGAAGACTGGATGAAAGGCGACGAGCCAGAGTCGCAAGGTGCTGGTAAGAAGTTTACCGACGGCGATATCGGCGCGGCTAAATCAAAGTTGCGCGCAAAGCTAGAGGCAAAACACCAAACAGAACTTGACGAGTTACGCGCCAAGCTCGAAGCAGCCCAGAAGCAGCAAGTGCCGCAAGCAACAGCACGGCCAACTCGTGAGCAGTTCTACGACCAAGACGACCCAGACGATGCGTACGCAGAAGCTCTGATGGATTGGAAGATGGGCGCTACGGCTGCACAGCAGCAGGTCAGTCGCACGCAGTATGAGCAGCAACGCAAGCAGCTAGAGCATAAGCAAGCAACCGATCAGGCGGTAGATCAGCACTATGAGCGAGCGGTAAAGCTAGCAGCAGCAAGCGGGATTGAGCCAGAGGTTTATCAGTCGGCAGATCATCGGGTGCGCAGCGCTATTGAAGGGTTATTCCCTAATGGCGGCGACGCGGTAACTGACTCACTGATTTCAGCCATTGGCGAAGGTTCCGAGCGGGTAATGTTTAACCTTGGCGTCAATAGTGCGCGCCTGTCAGAGCTTAAAACGCTACTGGCCAGCGACCCTAGCGGCATCAAGGCATCAATGTTTCTCGGGCGGTTGTCGGCTGAACTTAACGCTCCAGCAAAACGCAAAAGCAACGCACCTGCACCGGCAGCGCAGGTAAAGGGCGATGCAGCCACGACCGAAAGCGGCCGCGCAATCCATAAGAAGTATCAGGATGCGCACAAAGCCGGGAAAGTAGGCGAGGCATTCAGCTTGAAGCGCCAGGCTAAAGCGTCCGGCGTAAATACTCTAACTTGGTAAAGGATACTCATCATGGCTTTAGGTTCATTGACCGCAGGTAAGATCGCCGAAGTGCTTTTCGAGAACGCTCTCGAAACCTTTGAGGCGCAAGATATGCTGCTCGACAAAGTCAGCTTTATGGAGCCTGACGGCGCGAGTATGCAAAACTCTGGTAACGCTATCTGGCGTCCAGTGCAACAACACGCGCCTGTAATCGCTGGCTGGGATCTGACTGGCCTAGAAACAGGCATCATCGAAGAAACCTACCCGTCCGTACTTGGCAACCCAAGCAACGACTTTGTTAACCAGCGCGCCGACAACATGCGTGATATGTCGTTCTGGAAAAAGCGCGGCATTGAGTCCGGTCGCCAGCAGGCTACCGAGCTTAACAAGACCATTGCTCAGGCCATCGCCACTCAAGGCTCGATGTTCTATCGCTCTAACGAAACCAGTGGCTACAGCTTTGTTGCTGAAGCGCAAGCGCTGATGAACGAGCGCCAAGGCAAGAACACTGGCCGCACGTTCATGCTTAACGACCGCGATACCTTGAAGTTCGCCAAAGACTTGGCTGGCCGCCAGACCTTGCAGGGTCGCCCAGATGAAACTTGGCGCACTGGTCAAATCGGCGCGAACATTGCCGAGTTTGATATCTTTACCGCATCGTTCTTGCCTAACCTTGTTGGCGGCGCTGACCCGGCCACCACCGTGACCGCTACTCAGTCGTTCAAGCCTGAAGCTGGTAGCGTTACCGCAACTGGTATCGTGACTAACGTGGACTATCGTCTGGCTACCATGCCTGTCGCTGCGTCTGCTAGCTACAACATTGGTGACAAGGTGACTATCGCTAACGGCGGCGTGACCATCAAGGCTTTGGGTCTGGCTGACAAGTCCGATACCGGCGTTGCGATGACCTTCACCGTAGTCGCTAAGCCTAGCGGCACTTCGATCAGCATCTACCCTAAGCCAATCGCTCTGAGCGATGCAGGCCTAAGCACTCTGGAAAAGGCGTATGCAAACGTCAATACCCAGATTCTCAACACTGCCACCGTTAACCGCGTGAACACCGACGCCAGCAAGAAGTCAAACCTGTTCTTTGATCAGGATGCTGTCGAGGTTCTGGGCGGCACTATCCCTGCCGGTCTGTTCAAGCAGTTCGATGGCTTCCAAGTCATCAACAGCACCATGAAAAACGGCCAGTCGATGTATATGGTCTATGACGGCAACCTGAACGACATGTCGCTCCGGTATCGCCTGTTCACTTGGTACGGCGTCACCATCAAAGACCCATCCCGCTGCGGCGTTGCCGTGACGTTCTAATAGGTCGGCGTTAGAATAGTGGCTTCGGCCCCTATTTTTTTATCTGGAGAAACACAATGGCTTCTATTCTTTATCGCGCAGGCACCGGCACCATCGTAGATGGTATCGAGTGCGAATCTGTACGGGTCGAGCACGACCAATATCAATCGCACCTGAGCGCCGGCTGGTCTGCCGAGGTTCCGGGCGCAAAACCGCTAGATGCTGACGGCGATGGCATCGTGGACGCTGACGAGGTGCGACAAGCCGCGAAAGACGCCGGTATTGAAGGCTGGGAAACTAAGCGCATCAAGACCTTGCGCGCCGCGCTGGAGGCTTAAATGAATGACGCCTATAAGGTAGACCGGATCGCGGCGGCTTATTCCAAGCTGCGCATATCCGGGCTGACGGTAGACCCTAACCCGTCCGATCTCGAGCTTGCGTTAAACGAGCTTGAAAACATGATGGCCGAACTCGCCTCTCGCGGAATCGAGATTGGCTATAACTTCGAACTTAATCCAGACCCCAACAGCGACCTAGGCGTACCACAGCAGTTCTGGAATATGATCAACTGCAATCTAGCGGTGCGACTGATCGCCGACTTCAACAAGACCGTTCCCGATTCTCTGCTTATGCAGGCGTCGCAGTCCATGTCCAACGCATCGGCACGGTGCGCGGCTGATCGCGTGCGGCAAGTTCAGTACCCTAGCCGTCAGCCAGTCGGCAGCGGGAATCGCATCTATTCGCGGTGGGCGCGGTTCTATGGTGGCGACTCATTGCCGCCTAACGCACCATCTACGCTGTCGATTGCGCAGGGTGAGGTCGACGACTTCACTGAGTCGTTCGAGGCGTATCTTGGCAAGGATGAGTCAATTGCCAGCTATGCAGTGGTATGCGATACCGGGCTTGTGATCATGTCTAGCGCTAATGCATCGCCGCTGATTACCTATCGACTAGCAGCGCCGGACACTATCACCGCTGGCGTTTGGCAGCAGGTAAAGATAACCGTCACGACAGATATTGGGCGTGTTGATATTCGGGTGCTGAACTTTGAAGTGGCCCCCTATATCAGAGTCGGAACGACTTAGGATATAATCGACGAACTGCGCATTTGTGAAGGGGTGCGCCGTACCGACTGCCGGCAGTCACCTACCTATCCCTTCGCACCCTTCGCTATAAAATGCATCAAGCCCCGTTTCGGCGGGGTGCTTTTTCACCCTTCGCATTCCTAATTTCTTCGGGGTGCCAAATGTCTTTTGATCAATCCAAAATAGCAAGGTCTGTCGCGCAGGCGCAGGCCATATTCAATAAGTACATCTACGAGACTCCCGACACCAAGGCAGAGGTGCAGCTATCCGGGTATTTCTCGGCGTGCCGGTTTGCTACCGATGATGGCACTGATACTAACGGCGACGGCTGGGCGGGCGGAGTGCTAGAGATCCGCTGCTCTGACGGATACATCATTGGGCAGGTTGACGGTGCTACTGGCACGTTTACTGCATCAATACCGCCACCGTCGCCGCTTAGCCTTATTCAGCTATCTATCACCAACCCTGTCACGCCGGCAAACGTCAGCGTTACAGGAACCGGCAGCAATCTGGTTATCCCGCCTGATGGCTATGTGCCAGTGCTGAATTATTACCAGCAGGTGCTAATATCCGGGTCTGCTATCGGTATAACTGGCACGGGCTTTGCATTGATACAGCGCGATATGCTGCTTAAGATCGACGCATATGTAGACCTGAGCCACTCGGCAAACAATGCCACTGTCGGCGTAGTGTTCTGCATTATCCGCGATGGCGTTACGTCATTTTCGTCGCGCGCAGTGCATGCAAAGATGCCAAACAATGGCGATATCGGGAACATTGCCGGCACCGGAACGCTTAACGCGCTGACAGGTGATCAGATTGGCATAGCAATTGCTAGCGACATCACTGGCACAGTCAGGATTCGGTCTAGCTCGCTCGTATATCAAGCGCTAAGCTAATGCAATAAGCGCGCCTATCTTTGCTGGTTTCGGTATAATCGAAGCAATCAACGCGAGCGGACCCTATGCCGAGCCAGCAAATACCCATCAATTTGATCAAAGGCGACAAGGTTAGCCCGACTACGGACTACCTCGACGCGCTGCCAGAAAACATGTATGCAATTGCTAGGCCAATGTTTGGCGCGGCAGGCTACATGCAGCAGCACCCCGGATTAACCGAGTACGGCACAGGCGTAGGGCCAGACCGTGGCGGCGTTTGGAATGAGCGCCAACAGATGCACTTTCGCGTGTCTTACTCTCAGTTCATTGTGGTAAACGCCAACGGATCTAGCGCTCGGTTCGGCAACATTCCCGGCCATTCTCAAGCATCAATGCCTTATTCGTTCAACACTCAGGCGATTATCACTTGCGGCAATTTCTACCTGTACGACCCTGTTAACGGGTTCCGACAGGTAACAGACCCGGACGTAAAGAAGCCTGTCGACGGCGTGTGGATTGCCGGTTACTACTTCTTAACCGATGGCGAGTATCTGTATCACACGCAGCTAAACGACGAGATGGCAATCGAGCCGCTGAACTTTGCAACGGCTGAATTCTCACCAGACCCAACGCTAGGTGTCGGTCGTACATCTGACAATAAAGCCATAGTGTTCAACCGTTACACGACCGAGTTCTTCGCCAACACTGGCGCGACAAACTTTGCGTTCTCATTGGTGCAGGGCCGGGCAATCAAGATCGGTATCGTGGCCACTCATGCAAAGTGCGAGCTAAGTCAGATGTGGTACATCTGCGGCAGCCGCAAGGAAGGCGCGCTAGGCATCCACGTAATCGGTGGCGCTGGGTCTGCTCAGCAAATCTCAACGCGCTCGATCGACAAGATACTGGGCAAGTACACCGAGCAGCAGCTTGCAGATATGAGTATGGAATCGCGCATACAGGACGGAAATTCGTTCGTGTATGTGCATTTACCCAGCGAAACGCTGCTGTTCAACGAGACTATCGCGGCCAGCGCTGGGCTTGATAATGCATGGTCAATCCTAAAGCG